CCCTGACCTTCGACTAAGAACATAGTCCGAGTAAGGGATGCGTGTTCTATCGCCCTATCCCAGTTGTAGAAGTAATCGGTCTTCCTCAATCCGCTTGAGAACAAATACTTAGGGTTTAGCCACGGCTTCGTTGACCTAGCTATGAATCCAATTTCTTTACCCTCAAAGTGTAATGGAATGATAGCACGATTCTTCATGGGAGAGTTTCTCTCCATGCAATCTTCAACCCCAAAGAGTTTCAGTGTCTCCCTTTTAAACCCACGGCTCTCAAAATAAAGAGATTCACCAGTAGTCTTTGGTTTATGGAAATCTTGTAGGACCAACTCTCTACTAGGCACATTGAAAATCTTGTTGAGGTCTGTTAATTCACTGCGAACAACAGGCTTTGGCTCAAAACCCCTAGCGTTATCTAAGTTGTATAGCTTACTGAGATAGCTTAGTGCTTTCCCGAAGTCGTCTGTATCTAGAACCCCTCTGACGAAACTAAAAATGTCAGTTCCGTAATGTTCGTGACACCCACGGGTCCAGCATCGCCACCTCTGATACTTCATAGAGAAAGAGCATCCATTAGGATTATCGCTCCCTGAATGAATAGGACAGCACATGAATATATTATCCCCGTCTTGGACATATTGCAGGTCAAAACTGTCCAAAAGGAGAAAAATATCATTAAAAACTATCTCTTTGACCTCGTTTAGGTCAAGTTTAGTTCCCTGCCCCTGTGTATTTGTTGTATTCATACCAAAGAAGACCCATATTTGCTAGTGCGTAGGCGAACCATGTTAAAGCGTGAGGATAATCCCCCTGTTTAATGTTACCTAGTGAAATTAGTAGATACAGAACGCTGACTATTACTATCGCCCAGATCGTCATACTTCATCCTCATGAATCTCCTTTAGTGCCGTTAGTGACCCTTTTTGGGTGTTATACATAGTCTGGTTCTCCTTCTTCAAAATCCTCTTTACAATCTTTAAGTGGGGTAAACTCCATAATGTCTACCTCAACGATATCGTGCCCTAAATTACAGACCGCAAACGGTGGCCTCATATCCTCTGATCTATCTTCGTAGATAGTACAGTTTTTACAATCCTCACATACGCTCATTTTTTATGTCCTATATGAAATTTTCCACAGAGCTTGCACTTATAGACTGTAAGCCCTTCATTATGGAAACGTTTCATTTCGTGGGCCTCTTTCTTGTCTGTATATCCAATCTTCCGAGTGCAGGAGTTATACTTCCTTCTACTCGCTGCCCCTCTAGCCTTTGACTTTGAGGTCTTTGGTCTTTTTCTATGTAGTTTCTTTTTAGACATTTCACATGTACTCGTTTGGATCTTCAAATACTGTAACCCAGAACTTACTTCCAGCAGGATTTAAGTCTGAATACATTTTTGTTAGCTCTGCTTGAGTGATAAAGGATGAATCATGCTCTAATATAAGCCCTGTAGACCCCTTCATCGTCCAGATAGAAGCCTTAACGGCTGCCCTTAGTATATCCCCACGGCCCTTATGGTTAGTAGAAACTTCTACAGAATGATCTTCAATCTTTTCGTTGGTAAATTTTACTCTCATCTTGCGTAGTCATCCTCCAGTCTATGAATATCGTCTTCTTTACAATCCCCCCACTGAAGCTCTACGACTTGGCACTCTCTAGGGGTATCATTGATAAGTCTGTGAACTTCACCCTTCTCGATTACAATGTATCCCCCTTTTTTGATACGCTTAATATCCCTAGGGGAATGTCTGAATTTACTTCCCCCGATTTCACATAGGCACTCACCATCCACAACCACCCAGAACTCTGACCTCCCTAAGTGATTTTGTAAAGATAACCTTTGCTTGGGGTCTACGGTTATTTTCTTTAGAACAAGGCCGTTCGATCTGAAAATATCCTGATACTTTCCCCAAGGCTTATATATCTCTGTCATAGCTCTCTCCTTACTTAATGATCAAAAGGGGGTTCATCATCTTCAAATGGTTGATCGGCACCCTCTATGATGCCCCCTTGACCCGTTCTAGCTTCGTCTCTAGTATTGACCTCTGTGATGCGGGCATACTCACCCTGCATATTGAAGTTGATATAATTCCCGTCTGTCAGACCTGCACCGTGTCTGGCTTTTAAGTTCACGCCCTTATGAGTTCCCCCATTAGGGCCGTCTTCAGCTATTTCCTCTACAGATTTTAACTTAAAGATAGTAAAAGAAGTGCAGAGCCAAATGATTCGGTCGGAACCGCTGGCGACAGACGTGTCTTCTCTGGTTATACCGTCGCGATTCAACTGGATGAAAGCCAAACATGGAAAATCGTATTTAACACTAAGATTATGAAGGGCTGTAATCTGAAAACCAAGAGCTTGGTATTCTTGAATGTTACTATTTATGCTAGAAGACGACATTAACTTTAAGTAGTCATAGACCACTAGGCAGTCATTAGTTCTACCGTCTTCATCTTGACCCACTTCCCTTAGAATCCATCTCTTGATAGTATTGATAACCGTCTCAAAAGGGGCACCTGCAACACTTACGTAGGTGTATGGAATCTCTTTAATTTCCTTGAAGGCTGCCTTTACCTTGATATATTTCTCTTCATCTTCCGAGAACTTACCAGTAGCAATCTCCCCAATTGGAACCCCACTTATGTGGGCTGCCAATCTATTCATATGGTCGTCTTTGCCCATTTCGGTGTCCAGCATTATAACTGGTATGCCTTGACGGGCATTGTGTAGGGCGACATTATCTCCAAAGACAGATTTACCAACTCCGGGACGTGCAGAAACAACGTCTACACATTTTCTCCGATGACCCCCTCCGATAATAGCATCGAATCTGGGAAACCCAGAGGAAAGACCAATCTGGTCGCACTTGTTCTCAACTAAGAATTCGAAGTATTCATCTGCACCGTCACCTAGTTTCTCTGGTTGCTGGCCGGTCTCGTCGTCTCGCAGGAACTCCATGAGGGGATTTTCCACAAGGCCGATGATATCATCAATAGATTCATCTCCATTGATATCGTCGATGCCCTTTTCGATACGCTTGGCAATCCGCTTAGCTTGCCTTGCGAACTCAAACTTTTTTATCTGGGCAGCAAAAAATAAGACATTGCCCTGCTTAACGGGGAACGCCATTAGGTCTCGAATGTACCCTAGTTCCTGTTCAGTCTTAATAACATCAGATAGGTTTAGTTGTTCGGCAGCAGACAGAATGGCTGGCAAGTCAACAACCGCATCACTCTGAAGAACTTTTTCTATGCACTTATAAATTACCTGATTATTTTGGTGAGCAAAGCTGCCATGAGTAAGTAAGTCATTGACTTCTACGTAGGCGTCAAATCCGTAGTTGAATAGTCCTGCGAGTACTGCTCGTTCGGCACCCGCATCAGATAGTTTTTGATCCATTAAGAGCCCTTATCCTACGCAGTTATTACATCTTATAAATTCACCGTGAACTAAATCAGGGTCGATCTTAAACTTCCTGCCACAAACGTGACAGACCCGTTCTTGAAGCACCTTCTCAGGGCGAACCCTCTCTGTGATGCCTAGCTTTTTGAAATGCTCAGGGTCAAATTCTTCATCTTTTGCTTCTCCAGTATCTACCCACTGGTTCTTTTTAGCTTTTACCGGGGTTTTCCCTCCAACAGAAGATTCTCTAATCACCGAAAAGTCTTTATTCACTGTCACTCTGTTTTTCTTGGCGGGCTTTTTCTCTTCTACGAACCGTCCACGCTCACCCTCTGAGAAATCATATTCATCCTTCATTTCGTCGTCAGGAGTACTGGGGGTGTCCGGGGTGTCCTCCTCGCTGTCAGATAGTAAACTGCTCACGAGAGCTTTCTTTTGATCTTCCGTCAAAGATAGAAGAAAATTATCAAATTTACTCATCGTCTCTTTCCCTTTTCTATTAAGATATCAGCCTTTCGGCGTAGATTATATTCACGACTGGTTACTATAGCTAGTTTGGAGTCTGCGTTCTGCTTCCATTCATCAATTTTTTTAGCAAGTACGTTTCCCCGTAGAACATTAGCATACTTGATCTCGTGTTTAGCTATCATTTCAGAGTCAAACTCTTGAGCCATAATGCTATTCAGGCTCGATTCACACCACCGGACAACATTCTGTAGCTTTGCTTTTTCCTGCCCTACATAGTCTGCAAACTGATACAGCATATAGGCATAGTTGAAGCATTCGTCTTGAGTAAGGGTGTCCATAGTTGAGATATCAAACGTCTCAGCCATAGCCCAGTCTTGGTTGAACTTAGAAACACCGACGTGTGTGATCGTAATGTATTCGTTTATTTGTCCTAAGAACAGCTTTAGTCTATCAGCAGCAGTATTCAATTTGTTTCCTCCAATCCTCATTCGACTCGTCGAACCTGAAGACTATCAATTCGATGCCATTCAGTTCGCACCATTCTTCTTTCTGTCTGTCTCTCATTTGAGCAAACAGGTATCCAGCTTTGGTTTTATGAAAGAACGGGATGTACTTGAAGTGTTGTTCCCCATGAACTTCCACCCCTATTTTAGCATTTGGAACGAGAAAGTCAAGGTATAAAACGGATTTTTTTGCAGAATTTGTGCTTCCGGGTAACTTTACTTCCTCATAAACGGAATATCCCCTAAATTTTTCCTCTAAGATTTCCCTAGCTTTTGCGTGATACGAAGAGCATCTAGAGCGTTTCTTGTCGTATTTTTTAAGGTCAAGATTATATTCTCGGCCATTCAGCCCAGTTACTTTCACAGTAATATTTCCCTTACTTGCTCGATAAGGAACTTTTGAAGCTCTTCTTCTTCGGTAATGAAAGTTGATAAATTATCCATCCCTTGAAACTTGAAAGCCTTCTCTATTCGTTCGTCGTTTTCTTTCTGGTGTTTCTCAATCTGTTTATCGGTCATTGAGTCTATCTGCTCATCTGTAAGCATTTCTTCTATTTCTTTGTCGAAAAGCCAATTCCTAATAAGTGGATCGTCCTTGTTCTCAATAAAACAGTTGATAGTATACCAAGCACCCTTTGCTGATATGAGGGCAAATTGAGTAGCGATATGACAAATCTCTTGAGCTTCGTCTAGACCTACTCCATATCTAAGCCAACTTTCGGCGGTACTTTGAGGGATACCCCCAGCGGCAGAGGTCATAATACGCCAGTTCACTACCTGTCCCACATGGTTACCAGACTCTTTAGGGACTTCCCATCTGCCACGATGAGTAATGATCATGTTCGTACTAACCTGAAACTGAAGCATGTTTCCACAGTCTGCGTGTTTAAGGGGGGCGTAGCGTGACCCGCTTGTGTTAGCAATGTTGTGGGTAATGAAGATGACGATAGCTTTCATTCGAGAAACATCGCCGCTCGTTCGTTTAAAGAACATAGATAAGAGTCTTGGAAGTTTGTTACGAACGTCCGACCTTATCTCTCCCTCCAGCTCGTCTTTAGGGGTCATGTTGGACGCCGAGTCTACGATACAAACTAAGTTTGGTTCCCTCTTAATTAAAGTCTCAAGAATACCAAGAAATTTCTCAGCAGACACTACTGGCTCTTCGTCTGTAGCCTGAATGATCTTAATCTCTTCGGCATTCAAGCCCTTGATGCCACGAAAATTCTCCTTGGTCATCCGACCCTCAGTGTTTAGGTAGAACACACGCTTGCCTAATGCCTGAGCTTTTGCAGCAAAATAAAGGGCCGTAGTCGTCTTGCCAGTCTTAGGATCACCCGTCATCGCAACACATTGACCCTCTCGGAGTCCACCACCAAGAGCGAGGTCTAGAGCAGGAGATATGCTAAGGACTTCATAGGTATCAAGAGTCTTTAGCACTTCCGTTCCAGACTCAATAATTGAGCCATATTTCTTAACGATTCCATCTACTAATACATCCCCGGTTTCCTTAGTCTTCTTTTTCGCCATTCTCTATATCCCTTAATTGTTGTAGAGCATTCTTTTTTCCATACGATTTCTTTCGACGTTGTGGATTTTCCAC